GCCGTAAAGCGGCCATTTTCAGGCTTTTTCGTTACTTTTTGTCTGATTCAAATAGGCGCACCCTTCGCAATAACGGCCTCAAAAGCCAAAATCGCCGCTCAATCACCGCTCCTTCTCCGAGGAAACGCCGGCGAGCCGCCTAAATCAAGGGGAAACGCTAACGAGTACGGGGGGGTTCATTTTGGCGTTTGGTGTTCAAATATAGGCAGAGAAAAACCTCGGCGGAGTCGATTCTAGCCGAGGCCTTTTTGTTTTATGCTTCGATTTCCGTACCGTCCATGAGCGTAAATACCATCCGTCCGTCGGCGTAGACCGTGGCTTTTTCCACGACCGCCGACCATAGCATTTCGTCAAAAGCGTCCAATGTCCGCCTGTTTTGCTCCATCGCGTCCACGAACGCAGCGAGCCGCACCGCCTGCAGCTTCCGCTCCGTGCGCTGCCGCTCCAGAGCCGCAAGCTCCGCCGACAGGGCGCGATATTTCCCGAATAGCTCGTTATACCTCTTCTGGTAAGCCTCCTGATCGCACGGCGTTCTGGCGTTCTCGTTAATGTGCCGTTTGGTCAACTCCGTCAGTACCTCAACCTCACCGCGCTTCCGGCCGATTTTTTCCTCAAGAGCGGAATGGTCGCACAGGGCGTCAATCGCCAGGCGGCAATTCGCTATTGTTTCCTCGCCGATTCGCTCCAGTGTATTCCACGCCGTCACGAAGCGCTCCGATATTTCCTCCTCAGTCACATGCGGCGTGGCGCATTTTTTACCGCTGCCGAACTTGCGATTGCACTGCCAGATGGTGCGGCGGTATTTGCTGGTCGAGTGCCAGACTTTTGAGCCATAAAACCCGCCGCAATCCCCGCAGATCAGCTTCGCCGAAAAGCAGCTCGTCCCACGATAGGACCCGCCGAGCGCTTTTCGCCGCGCAAGCTCCGCCTGCACAAAGTCAAAGTCCTCGGCATCGATGATGCCCTCGTGGCTGTTTTCCACGTAGTACTGCGGAACCTCGCCCTCGTTGCGCTTTATCTTTTTTGTAAGAAAATCCGTGGTGAAGGTCTTTTGCAACAGTGCATCGCCCTTATATTTTTCATTGGAAAGTATGCTCAAAACCGTTGATGGCTGCCACGTTTTTTTCTTGGTAGGCGTAGGGACGCCTTGCTCCGTCAAAGCCGCCGCGATGGCATACGGTGTTATGCCTTTCAGGAACATCGTATAAATCTGCCGGACAATAGCCGCTTCCTCCGGAACCACCTGCATCGTGCAGTTCTCTCCCTTCCGGTATCCGAGAAAATGCGAATAGGCAACCGAGACTTTGCCGTCCGCCGCGCTCTTGCGCTTGCCCCATGTGACGTTTTCAGAAATGGAACGGCTTTCCTCCTGCGCGAGGCTTGACATGATCGTAATCAGCAGCTCGCCCTTGGCGTCGAATGTCCAAATACCTTCCTTTTCAAAGTACACCTCCACGTTCTTTTCCTTCAGCTTCCGTATGGCGGTGAGGCTGTCCACAGTGTTTCTGGCAAAGCGGCTGACCGATTTCGTGACGATGAGGTCTATCTTGCCGTCGAGCGCGTCTTGCAGCATTTGCTTGAAACCGTCCCGGCGTTTTATATTCGTCGCCGTTATGCCCTCATCAGTGTACACGGACACAAAATCCCAATCAGGACGCTCCTTAATATATCTTGTATAGTAATCAACCTGCGCCTCATAACTGGTCTGCTGCTCTTCGCTGTCCGTGGAAACGCGGGCATACGCGGCGACACGGCGCTGTTTGGGAACCGAAACGGCGAGGTTGGAAAAGCGCGAGGTGACCGACGCCGGTATCACTGTTACTGTTCGTAGCATGTGCCGTTCCTCCTCAGCATTTTCTCCCGCGCCGCCTGACGCATTTCGTTCGTCCAGCTTTCCCGCCTCGAGCGGTCTGTCCATTGCATTATTTTTGTGCTTCCGCCTGACAAATGATATTCCAGCATGTTGTTTGGCAGCGCCGTAATATGCGAAACACGCTCTGCAAATGCGCCGTCGTCAAAAGCGACGGTGCCGAGAATGTCGGCGGATACGGCCTTGAGCGTCTCTTCCGGTATTTGCTTGGATGCGCAGTGTCTTTTACCTTTGATATTGAACGTGGCGCATATCCATACCACGCCAGAATGCGTGGTCTTGCGGCGGTAGTTTTTGCCGCAGACGCCGCATTGTATTTTGCCGGTAAACGCCGTGACCGCGCCCGGCTTAACCTGTACTCTTGCCGCTCGGCGGGCGATTTCTTTCTGCACCGCATCGAATGTTGCCCGGTATATAATTGGCTCGTGCGCTTTCTGAACATGATACATGGGAAGCTCGCCGCGATTGATCTGCGTCCGCTTGCTCAGGCAGTCGGTGCGGAAAGTCTTTTGCAGAAGCAAATCTCCGGCGTATTTTTCGTTGCGCAGCATTTTGCCGATGGTGTCCTGATGCCACGACCTGCCGAAGCGTGTTGACACGCCCATCTCGTTCAACCGGTTGGCGATGGCCTGCTTGCCGAGGCCTTCGAGATACCACGAAAAGATGAGCCGCACCGTTTCGGCTTCTTCGGGAACGATTTCAAAAACGCCGTTCTTTGCCCGGTAACCGAACATGGTGCAGTCCCACGGTTTCCCTTCCTCAAAATTCCGCTTGATGCGCCATTTCTGATTTTCGCTGGCCGATAGGCTTTCTTCCTGCGCATATGACACGAGAATGGTCAGCATCAGCTCGCCGTCGGCGCTTATACTGTGGATATTCTGTTCCTCGAAAAACACGTCGATGCCGAGCGCTTTCAGCTCCCGCACCGTTTCCAGCAGCGTGACCGTATTCCGCGCAAAGCGCGATATAGATTTTGTTATTACCATATCGATGCATCCGCTGCGGCAATCATGCAAAAGGCGCTGAAAGTTCTCGCGGCTGTCTTTGGTACCGGTTTTCGCCTCATCGGCGTAAACGCCGACATACTGCCAGCCTGCGTGCTTTTGAATCAGCTCGCTGTAATAGCTGACCTGCGCCGACAAGGATTGCAGCATCGCGTCCTTGCCGGAAGACACGCGGGCGTATGCCGCGACGCGCTTTGGTGCCGGCGCGGTGGGGGCTGCGAAAACCACCCGCGTTATTTTACTGTTTGCCACAAACTCTCCACCTCCTTCAGGAATTACATATTCGCTCTAAAGGTGAGGGAAGTCAAGGCGATTCGCGCCATATGCTGCACGAAGACAGCCCATATTTTTCGGCGATTATCCGTTCGATCCTGCTGTAATCCGTCTGGGAGATCAGCCCGTAGGAAAGCCATTTCCTGAACACGGCAACGGTGGACTTATATGCCATGATGGCTTGTCTTCGCTCCCGCGTCATGCGTTCGCCTCTGCTTTCCGGGCGTTGTGAGAACAATCAAGACAGCAATACTTGCTTACCTGCCTGCCGTATACGATGTATGGTCTTCCGCAATATGCGCAGACCTTCTCGTAATACGCCTTCTTAACGCCAGCCTCCGGGTGTACCTTCCACCATGCGCGGCGGCAGCTTTCCGAGCAAAAGCGTTTCGGTTTGGTCTTGGGACGCTGCTCAAGAGTTCCACCACAGAACGCACAAACCGGCGTGGAACCGTCCGCAAACCTTCCCGCGAGGCCATTGCGCCTGCAAAAGCTCTTGACCGTATTGACAGAAAGCGCAGTAGTTTTAGCGATGGTGGCATATCCGCAACCTTTCTTCCGCAGGTCGGTAATTTGGCTTTTTTGTTCCTTCGTCACGAAGAACCACCTCCTCGCTATACGGACAAAATCCATGCGTTTTGATGGGGTGTTCTATGAAAAAAGGCCCGCCGACAGAAAAATCCATCGACGGGCTTAATACATAGCGGTTGAACCGGGGCGTAGCCCTTGCAACTAACCGTTATTTGCTGTTCATATACCGCATGCAGATAATCGCCGCTTTCAAAGTACTTGCCCGAACGCCGAAACTGTTCACGCCGTCGCCCTTGATAGCGCCTGCCTTGGCAAGGGCGGCTGCATCATCCTTCCAGTATGCCGGAACTTCCTCCAGCGTCCTGTAAAGCGGGTCATTTTGTTCTTGCCATGTGCTCATCAGCTTATTAAATGTATCCTGTGTCATTTTTTCATCCTCCTGTTCAATTAAAGCCGCCTTGACTGCCGTGCGGAAGGTGTCCATGCTCTTGCCGTGCCTCGGAAACCAATGCATCACGTCGGCGTGGTTGCTGGCGATGCCCAACTTAAAACCTTCCGAGTGGCATATGATGTTCTGCTCCGTCAGGCCATATAGCTTATAGAGATATACGCAGAGTTCCACCGCTTCCTGATAAACAACAGAAAAATACGAGGAATCGGTCAGCCCATCCTCGCAGATTTCAAAGCCGATATGTGTGTTGTTTGCCGAACCTCCGGCGTGCCAGCCTCGCATATTCCAGGGCAGCGTCTGGTAGGTGGCGATAGAACCGTCTGCCAATTTACCGATAAACGCGTGAACGCACACCTCATGTCCGCCTGGCGTTGGCGTATTCCAATTGCTGCTGGAGGCAGGTCCCAGCAGGCCGTCGTCAGGACCGACATACCGGCGCAGGTTGGGATTGTTCGCTCCGGTGGAATGGACCATGATGCCTTTCGGCACAATGGTTCTGCCCGCCTTGTAGCAGTTGTTCTGCGTCAAAAAGCACTGATGCAGATTCATTTACTCGTCCTCCTTGGTTTTCAACTGCTCCAGAATGTCCTTCAGCTTCTGCGGAATGGGAAGCCCGATTCTGCCCGCGTTCTCGATGATGCTGATGCCCTCATTGGAGATATAGAAGAAGATGACAGCGGTCCGAAGCACGCTGCCATCCCCAATAATCTGCCGGTCTAAAATGCTTCCGATGCCGACCAGCATAAAAATGAGTACCTTTTTGAATATGCCCCTAAACCCGACCTCGCTGGAGATCTTCTTTTCCACAGCCGCCGCCATAAGCCCTGTCAGGTAGTCGATTACGACGAAGGCGACCAAAGCGTAGAGAAAACCGTCCCAGCCGCCGAGAAACCAGCCAAGACCTCCGCCGATCGCTGCGAAAATGATCTGCGCCGTATTAATAATATTCTTCATTTTTTTCTCCTTTCGTTTAGACCGTTACTTTTCGCCAGACGGCGTCTGTTCCTGCGCTGCCGGGCGGCCAGTTGCAAGGTGCCATCTGCTGGATTGCTTCGTACAAGACATCGTCGACAAAGCATTTCTCACCGACGAGCACGTTCATTCCGGGCAAATAAAAAAGGATGTTTCCATCCTCGTCCCTCGGCGGTATCGGCCTATATATTGCAGTCATTCCAGCACTGCCCGGCGGC